TGAAGAACAACAATGGCACCCTGTGCTTCCTCAAATTACTGACCCTGATTTGGCGCCGGTGGTTTGTAGTAGTACACCGCAAAATGTTATAAATACTGTTGTACAAAAAAGTAATTTTTTGAAAGATCATAAATTTACGATTATCATTTCAATTATTGTATTTTTGATAGTTATTGTTGCACTCTATATGTATTTTACTAGACGTAATAAAAAGAAATTGGAAAATACTCCAGCAAAAGTAGCTCCAGGAAATGGGCCTGAAGATATTAATCTTGAAGAATTGAATAATTTACGATCAATGCGAAAACAACAAGCTCGAAATGTTGCCTCTCAACCACTTGAACCGCAGCAGATTGCACAACTGCATCAAGTACAACCGCAACAAGTACAACTGCAACAAGTACAACCGCAACAGCTACAGCCTGTACCACAAGTACAACCGCAACAGCCTGTACCACAAGTACCGCAAGTACAGCAGCAACAGCCTGTACCACAAGTACCGCAAGTACAGCAGCAACAGGCTGTACCACTGCAGGCTGTATCACAAGTACAGCCTGTATCACAAGTACAGCAGCAACCAGAAGCTACACACAGTAGTAATTATGATCCTGCTTTAGATGACTTAATTAATTCATTAAATGATGAAACTTTGACTAGTACTGAAGAATAAAAGTATAAACAATGATACTAGTATTTATTTTTACCACTTATTTTTTTGTACTTATTACTAAGTTTTAGCCACACAAAAAAGCATTAAAATTAGCTAGCCACCAGCCTATTAAAGGCTGGCGACAAGGCTCTTTATCTGACTGCGCGCCAGGGTACTGTTCTCAATAAACTATGACTACAAAGACATCTACTACTACTAGTGATTCAGTAGTTGAGGTTGTTACTGATCCTCTTGATGCTGCAAATAAGAAAACTCGAGTGCAACTTGCATTTATTCTTGGCGTCGATGTTTCTCAAGCACGATGCGCCACACATCTGAAGCAAAATTTGGGCGATGAAAATATTGAGAGAGAGATTAAAGAGCTTCGAGAAAATCTTAAAAAGGTTAAGTCTGATAATGGTGATTTTTCAGCTCTTAAGGCGCAAATTACTGAAAAGTCTAAGGCGCTTGTCCGCATTAGTGGTGAAACTCCTATTGCCGCTGCAGTTATTTGGGACGCTGCCGTTAAAGATCTTCTTAGACACGGTATGGATAATGCTAAGGCTGGAGATCGTAAGATTGTTGATACTTCTCATCTACATGAGGGAAATCCAAATGATTTGTTGCTTAGCCCAATTTGGGCTAAGTGTAGTAACTGGGTTCGATATGATCCAGAACATGAAGATGAGCTAAAAAAGGGTCGAGCTGCATCAAATAAGGTGGCTAAGGAAATTCGTGAGTCTAAGAAAGCTTCAGTAGAAGGAAAGCCCGTTAAGACTACTACTAAGAATTCAACTTCCCCAGAAGATGAGGAGGAGGATGATGTAGATTCTCCTACAAAGACAACATTTTATACATATGTCGATAATGCGCTCAAAACTGTTAAAAAGGATGAAATCTATAAAAGTATGCGGGTAAGCAATAGAGTTAGGGAGTATCTTTCAGAACTTGTTGCACAGGGTATTGCACGTCTAGCACTTTTAGCTAGAATTATTGTCCAACGAGTAATGGGCGTTCGCACCATGAATGCTGACCATGTTAAGGCTGTTGTCCACATGCTAATGGCTGATGAAAATCGAACGTCGGAACAAATTAATGCAGTTACTAATCAAATTGATGAAAAGCTTGAAGTATATCATGTGCATCTAGTTGATGAAAAGGCTAAGAAGATTGCAGTACTTGATGATGCTAAAAAGGCCGAATCTGAAACAAAAAAGAGAGAATTTGATCTTAATCGTAAAAAGAAGCAAGCCGAGCTTGCTAAGAAGCGAGCTATTGAGGCTGCACAGAAGGCTAAGGATCTAAATTCTGAAACGGCAATTCTTGAGCCAATTGTCGCGGCTGACAAGGCTGCCGCTGACAAGGCCGCCGCAGCTGCTACGCTTGCATAATGGCAATAAAATGTACTGCAAATAGTTTAATATCATCAATTGTTGTATCATCAGAAAGACTAATACGTAAAATATTTGACCGAAGAGCCGTAGGAATTGTAATTCCAGTAATCTCAATTGTACTGATAATAATTCCTCGTTTATTTAATTCTGCACATGCAGTTTTGCTGCAAAATCCAACTTTTCTAACTGCAAATACTAATGTATTAGGCAATATACATGTTTCTTCTAAAGGTGCAATCCAAAAAATAACAGTAGTATCATTTTGCAAAGCTTGCAAAGCCTGCAAAGATCCATTATAAGTTATTTTTTTTGGCAAAGTAATTCCACCATCAATACTTTTTAGTTCATCTTCTGGATGATCATTAATATAAAAGCATTTATATCTACTTTCAATAACTTGCCTAAGCGCATTTTTCATTTGAAGAACTGTAGAAGTTTTTGCGGCACGATCTGTCATGGCTGTGCGAAAGGCTGTAAAGCTGGCGGCAATGCCGGAAAGATTTTCTGCACCACCTCGCATACCATTATTCTGACTTCCGTAAATATAAGGGCATAAATTATATCCTTCTATAAGTGCTCGTCGAATGACTAATATACCAACGCCAGGAGGTCCACCAAGTTTATGAAAAGATGCGCTAAATGCATCAATACCTAATGATAATGGTTTAACTATAGATTTTCCAAATAATTGTACCGCATCAGTATGAAAAGGTATTTTTTCACTTTTTGCAATTTTTGATAGTGCGCGAATATTATTAAGAATACCTGTCTCATGATTTGCAGACATTATTGATATTAAACAAGTATTAGTCCGTATTGCGGCTGTAAGATCTGCACAATCGACGGATCCAAAACCAGGATTTTTATTGCTAACTGGAAGAATTGTTAATTGGCAAAGCTTTTCCATCTTAAGTTGTTTGCAACATAATAGTACAGATTTATGCTCTGAGGCACTTGTAATAACATGTGGTAGACATTTTGTTTTTGCCGCATAGCTTCTTACCGCACTTGTAATAATATGGCAATTACTTTCGGAAGCACCGCTGGTGAATATAACTTCATATGCAAGTGGGCCAACAAGTTCGAATCCACATTCAATTGCAATTGTTTTTCGAAAATTATTCATCATCTGCCTTGATTCTTTAACGTATTCTTCAGACGATATTCCTCTATTACACCATGCCAACAGTGTGTCTAAAACTGGTTTAGACATTAATGTTGTAAAATTATTGTCTAAATAAACTATTTTTGTAAGTTGCTCATCCATAAGGGGGAAGACCCTCTGCTTCAAATTCATTAATAAAAGTTACGATCTCTAGATTAGCTTCACGACCTAGTCTTTGACCTCGAGCAGCCATTTGAGCTTCAACATTGCGATCAATAATGCGATGGTAAAACACAATATGAGATATAAATGGTAAATTAAGCCCACCACAATCTTTAGCGGCAGTCACAAGCATAATATTAACATTACTATCTTTTATAGTTCGAACAGCTTCATCTTTTTGTGAACGACTGCCTCGAAGAATACAAAATGGAATTTCAAGGCTTTCAAGTGTATTTGCAATAAGACGGGTTGATTCAGTGTGCATTGTGAATATTAAAAACTTATTAGGTTTATCTTTAGGCCAAGGAGTATCAAGTTTACCATCCAATAGACCTTCTACATATGGAGCTGTAAAAATATCATGAATGCTATCTATTTGAGTTCCTTGTAGAAGTTGAATAAGTGCTTTGAGCTTTGGATTATTGAAATCTAATAAATCTGGCTCTACCGAAGGTAATACTAAATCTACATTTAATGGTTCTATATTATAATATAATGCGGATTCTATATCTAACTCTACACCAATTCGAATTAACCCGGTTTTAATTTTAACATCCTGTGCGCAATTAGGGCATCTTTGTATAAAAGATTTTTTATGTGTAGTCGCATTTATTTTTGTAATGCATGGCTCGCAAACAATAATTTGGCAGCATCCAGATAATACATATGCAGGCTCTTTTTCAAACGGAACCATGCAACATTGACAATGACCTTCCCGAATATTATCGCGCATGCGATTTAATGTCTTGCCATACTTATCTAGTTGTTCTTTAGCCCATTCTTCTAATGATTTAATACAAGATGTTATTTCAATATTTATATTTTTTGAAACTGGACTATTATATGCATCAAATTCCTCATCTGAACCATCTTTAATAATATTTTTAAGCGCTTTAACATCTTCATGACATTGATGGACCTTTTTAATGCGTTCTAGTACTTTGTTTGCCTGTTGTAACTTACCAAGATGAATTCCAACAATACGATTTATAACTTCTCCAATACTCTTAGCCGCAATCCCTAGTGTCTGCGCTGCAGTTTCAATTGCATCTGCATTGACCATTTCTATGATTTCTTCGGGAACTTCAAGGTCACGCAATATTGCGGTAGCATGTCCACCACGAACATAAATTCTACGAAAGATCATTTTTGTACTATTAATATGCTCATCGACATATTCTGGCGCGCAATGCAAACTAAACACTCGATTAAGAACATCATCTAATGCACCACCAAGAATTGGAAAACTAGTCATAAGATTTGCTCTAAAGAAATCTTGAATAGTTGCCTGACCTGTGCGAAGAATTGCCCTGGCACTAGTTTGTCGTCTAGTAGCACTTATAAGCCATGTAAACAGTGCTGGTATAAAACAGTCATCATTACTAAGTTTTAGCGTATCATAATCATCAATTATTAGTCTAGCAACTGGAACACCTTCAAGAATGCGAATCAATGTTTCGAATAGTGATCGATTTTTAGCCTTACCAAAATTAGTATTTTCACCACTTACTGTAAAATTTGTTGTGACGCGACCTGCTTTAACAAATACAATATCTATTGCAGAAATGCTTCCATTTCTATACATTTTCTCAAACTCTCGAAGGCTATGAACATTTTCAATGATAAAATACCGAAGCCTTGTAAATCTTTTAGTTTCAGATTCCCATTGAGAAATTACATTTGCCGCCGCTGAAACAATAGTAATGGGTAAAAATTTACTATAATTTACAGTAATCTCTGGTAAAAAACCAGCACCAATTGGATCATATGATCCTCCAGTTTTAGTAACTACGACATTTGCACGATTGCCATAATGAGAACTATTATGTGGATATGATATTATAGGTTGTTGATCTGGTAATAGAATAGGATTTTTACGAGAACAAACTAATGCTAATGCCAGTACAGTTTTACCAAACGAAAATTTTTCAGAAATTCGCCCCATTCTAGTTTGAATAGTTGTCACCCATTCTTCTGGGCACCGCGAATCTTCAATGGAAATAAATGGATTTTGCTCCAAAGCCAACATTGCTGCCAATAATGTTTTTTGTGGTGTAAATAGTTCACCTTTAAATTCTGAAGGATTTGATGCTCGAGGATCATCTATGGTCAATAATCGTGATGACCATAATTGATGAGTTGCGGCGGACCATGGTATTCCATCAGTTGGAATAGTCCCTTCAACCTCACGAATAAATGCATCTTCTCGAACACCACGACGGTAAATAGGTAGTGGATTCATTTTTTATTATAATAGAATGTTATTTATCTATAATTGGTTATAAAAGATCACTATAAGTCAACTTCATTTTATATGGTGCCGCCAAATATGGAGAAGATGTAGCATCATTATGCGAATAGCAATACGTTGTAAAAAGATTGTTTTTAGTGCAAGAGTCTGGACCACCACTACCACGCTGAGCATCAGTCCAATGACTACTACTATTCGCACATTGACCGTCATTTACAGCATCACACCATTTTTTACTATCGCCAATAAGATTACACGTACCAGCCGGGCATGGATTGCTTAACCAATTTTTAGAAGGATCAAAAATCCCATCGACTGCTGGATTCACACAGCCTTTAGGGTTAAGACCGACTGCTTTACATGGATTAGTTTTAAAATCCATTATTGATGTTGTATTATTTTTTGTAGTAAATTCATATCGTAAAAGAAAATTGACACCATCAACGGCACTCATATCACCGACCATATCACGACCGCTTTCAATAAGAATTGGCATACCACAATCCTTTTCAGACCCCTGACATGGTTTTCCATTGCTATGAAACTTTAATGGTCGAATACTCCATGCCTGCTTTGTGAAATTTGGAATTTTTAGTATTGCAATATCACCTTTATTAGGCATAATAAGTTCTTGCCAAGTCGCAGAGCCAATTGCTACTGGATTTATTGCATTTGTTATACCAGTTGGTAAATCTGTTGTTGGATAATAATGTTTAGGGTCTGATAGAATTACATCTTTTGTTGAACTAAGAATTTTCCATGGCGCCGTTGGTGGTAGTAAAGTCATTCCATTATAATTGGCATATTCTAAAAATACATGAAAGGGAGATTCACTAGTGTTATTAATAATTTGTACGGTATCCGCTGGTTGATCATTTAAATCTATTGGTTTTAAATTAAAACCATTGATAGTCTCATATGATATAAAAAACGCAATACAAAGTAGTGTGAGAAAAAGTATAATACCAAATATTAGCCACATTATTATATAATACAAAAAAAGAACACCTTAATAATGTCGCGAGTCATCGAGAACTTCCTCACACTTGAGAAGTTTTTCAATCTTGAGAAATCCCTCAGACTTGCAAGCGTGAAGACCCAGCGCTTTGCGCTTCTGGATTCGATCACCTAACTTACTTGGTACCCGCCTGCAGACGACCGGTTTGGGTGGCTCGGATGGCTCGAGTGGTTCGGGCAGTTCAGACTTGAAGATCAAGTCCAGCTCAGGGATGACTTCAGTCTCGATCTTAATCTTACCGTTTTTATTCGTCACCCAGTGCAACGTGACGTATCCAGACTGTTGTGGATGTTTTTCAACTTTTGTGAGTTGAAAAGGACTACCATCCGTACTAGATCCGGTTACTCCAACAATCTTGTGCCCCGAATGATATCCTACCATGCGCATACCATTATAAGGTATCGTCAAGCCCATCCCTCTTAAAAGTAACTTAAGTAAATAATTTATTCAATTTTAATAAGAATATCGAAGCGTAAGTTTATCGCCATTTCTTACAATAAAGTTTAATGCTGACATAGAAATAACCATTTCAGACTCGCCGGGCGCAATAAGATCTTCTTTAAGTGTGTAATTAAGATATAGTTCACGATTAGCACTTAAATTATAATAACCACTTGGATTGTACTTCCCGGGATACAAACAGAATGATATGAGAAAAGCACTAGTGTCCGTCGGTGATACCACTAAACTATTTTCAGCATACCGAATTGGCAGATAAGAATTATAAAATACACTTGGCATTACTGGCAATATTTCAATACCATTTGCAGTAATGCCAATCATATCGACAAAACTATTCAGAGTTGTCACTTCTAGCGCGGCTAGTGCGGAAATTACTGGCAAACCTACTAATGGTTCCCATGTATATGCCGGTACAGATAAATATGTGAAATCATTACGGACACGGGGGATTCCCATCATCCACCATCTGTCAAAATCATTAACAAGTCTTTTAGATCGAAATCCAAGCATCAAATATTCTGCAGGATATTTAAGTTGGTCAAGCAGAAAGGCATCTTTTGCTGCTTGAATCATTTTAATTTGCCTACGATGAACTCTAATTAAACTAAACCCAATTCTACTTGCAAACATTTCATGAATTTCGGGATTAACATATAAATTATTTACATACACATTTGCTTCAAATTCTATTTTTGAAAATGGAATAGTAGTTAAAGTTAATGGGTATGGATATGGTTTTAAGTCATTTGTATTAGCAGGTATAGCAATTAATGCTTGTATAATATGATGTAGTGGTGCAAGTTCACAAGTAATAGTTCTTTGACTATTTGGTATCATGTCATTTAATAATGCTTGGGAAGCATCTTTGCAAAACCAAAAATTGAGAGGAATAATTAAATTAAGCTCCTCATGATAATATTTTGGAGTTTGCGCACCATCCCGGTACATTAAACTTCCTGTAAAATTATTTCCAAAATATATTGCCTCTTGAAGTTCTTGCTGACCATGGCATCGTTCCCACCCAGCTTTTTGATTTGCTCCTACAAAAAATTTACTATTCATAATAACATCTTCTGGAATATAATCATCAATAACTGTTTGATCTGAACGAAATTCTATTTTTTTGAACATACGAACGCCAGGTAATGCGCAATATCGTAAATATGGTGTATCATTTGTAGGGTTTTTAGTTCCTATATTTTTAAAGCGAACGTGAATAACTATATCATTTGTAAATTGACCATATGTTGGAAATGTAAAATTTATTACCCCACCAGATAATCCAATACTTGATATGCCGTCTCCACTGGCTTTTACTTTTATATACTCAGAGGCAACTGCTACATACGGCTTATATGTTTTATAAACGTATAAAACATGCGATTGTTCTATGTCAATAAAAGTTGGCATAGTATTTTTTTTACCGCTTGATTTTCTTTGCGCATGAATTGATTTAAATCTTGTTCTAAGATGTTCTGATGCGGTAAAGAAATTATCAAATCGTTCATCTCGCAAAACTAACTTAAAAATCCCACCTTGAGTCATTTAGTATTATTATATACACTACAAATAACAAATTCCTAAGTTGGGTTTTCTACTTTTACTATCGAAGTAAATTTCTCCGCCAGAAATAGATTACAATCAACACGCTATGAAGCATCATGAGCAGCCAACGCTAAGTGTAGTAATGATAATGGTCTTCATTGCAATTATCGTACTTATTTTAGCTGCATTGGCAATTTGCTCACATACATCAACCAAACTTGGTGGTTTAGTTAAACCATCACGACTAAATTATATGCCGAGGCGCGCACGGCCTCCATATTACGGCGGCACTATTGATGGAGATGACAAGAATAAAATTATAACTGCCAAAGATGAGTCTCAAAAGGATTTTAATACAAATATTGACCCACTTATAACGAAATATAATACTATCGTCGGGTGGACCACAGTTTTTCCAACCGGAAACATTTTGACCGGGCAAATTGATCTGATAGAGACTTTTATAGATGATACTGATCTCGGAAAATTTTTAAATTGTTTTGAAAAACCAGTTTGGTATTCTACTCCTATTGTGCCAGTAGTATCACACCCAAAAGACCTGCAAGAATTAAAATCCTGGAATTGGAACGAATTAACCGACAAGAAGACAGCCATTGATATAATTACCAAATCAGTGGAATTGTCTAATCCGAGAAGCAAGTTTATGATCTTGTTAAAGGGAGAAATAGATCGTTCCATAGATAGCCTGAGAAAGGTAAGTATTTCAGCAAATCAAAACGTATGGGAAGACTTTTTAGGCAGACTGCCCGATAGTATTTATAGTACTACGTCTAAGATTTTTGGTGAATCTACATACCGTGCAACTGTTGTATCTAGTTTAGTGGATAGATTCCTAATTGATTACGATACCTTGGTGATGCCGGTGCCACCAATGATACCAGCAGCAACAGCGGTAGGAGTGACAGCGGTAGGAGTGACACCACCACCGGCGGCATCACCGGCATCACCGGCATCACCACCGGCGGAAATTGAAGAATTTAGTCAGCTCGACCCAAAACCTGCACATTTTGATTCAATAGCAGACATAGAACGTTTCACTCAAGCCATTAATGAGTTTCTTGAAGAGTCGACCAAAACAATAAATACAGGCAACACTACATTTAATGAAGCAAATGCTCTTGCTGATAAAATCGAGTCGGTGTATGCTGAGTGTGCAAACACTAAGTTAAAAACATCCTCTATGTTAGAGGATATTGATGCAGCAATAGTTCAAGGTTTAACAGAAAATTTCAAAAAGAAACTAGAAGAAATTAAAATTAACCTAGAAACAACCAGTAAGAAAATTGATGCTAATATGGACACTATAATCGTTTACATGGATAACCTATTAAAAAGATCTAATGGTAATGTGGCGAGAGTATCCGGCAATGACATAGAGACTTATTTAGCAGCCATAGAGAAAAAGGGGCGGGATATAGCAGATCAGGAACTTACTACACTAAAATCAACTATAGATGCAGCACGCAGCTCTGGTAAGACACCAACCCTAGTTTTAAGTGCTACAGTACCAGAACTGAAAGTAGAGGAAGCATGGACCAAAATATCTTTCGACCCGGCCGGAAAAATATTCCGTGCACCATATGAAAAATCTCTATCTGAAGACGAACATATAACAAAATACAATGAGTCAACTTATACAAATTATCTAGATTGGCTAAAACAAAAGGGCGAAAATGCGTATAAAAACCTCATAAGTAATAACGACCCTACAGATTATATTAAATTTATAGATGTTGACGATTCAAATGAAATTGCGTATTCCGACGCTAAAGCCAATAAATATTTGCGAAAATTACTTAGTACATGCATCGAGGATGAACTAAAAAAAAATCCAGTCCTGGTATCATAGAGCCCGATGGTGAAAGCGACGATAACGAAGTGGGTGGAGATAATGAAAATCAAGGAAATGGCACTGGTCTCAGTCGACCTATAAAAACATTAATTGCCCCAGTTCTTAAAACATATACAAAGAAGCCTACAGAGTTCTTTGGCGTAATTACGTCAAATGAAATAAAGGAACTCAAAAGCATAACCGGACCTATACTTATATTCTTTAATACAGATGCTGAGTTACAGTCATGTATAAGTCAATTATCAACTATTTCAGGTAATATATTTGCACTAGTTATTCAAAGCCCTACAGATTCAGAAAAATCTGCACTAATCCGCGCATTTGCGGTTGACCAAAATTATAACATTCCTACAAATATTATTACTTTTATTAATAATACAAAATCAAGTCTTCTTGCAAATTTATATAAGATTGAGGTCTACCCAGGCGCAACAACTCATCGTGTAAAACTTATTACAACTATACGACCTTCAATATATAATTTGAACAACCCAAAATACACTAAATAATGTTAATCGCCGAAAGCGGTCGTCAAGGACTTATTATTCCTTTAGCTTTATTTCGTGAACGCGTTGGTGGTGAAGCTTCTCTTAGAAAAATTCTTGGAGCTCTATCTGTTAAAGAAAAAGTCCACCCTGGACGCCCTAAAGGAATGGCTCAAACCATACATAAAGCATACATCATAGACAAAGATACATTAATAATACCTAAGATCAAGGGAATTCCATTATTAAAAACGTTTAATCGCCATGGGCTACCACTTATTGATGAAATTCAGATTTCCTCAAATTCTAATGCACCATTGCCGCAACCAAGAAATATTTTGGCTGAACGCTTAATTGCCGAAGAACCATTATATCCATACCAGGAAGCTGCTATAGACTATATTTGTTCTACAAAACAAATATGTTATTTGCAAATGGATACTGGTCTAGGAAAGACTCGGGTTGGTTGCGGCGTAATTGCTAAAAATGCCGAACCAGCATTGGTGGTTGTGCCAACTGATGCTATTGCACATCAATGGGTAGAAGAATTTTCAGAAATTTACCCAGAAATGGTAGTTGATGTATACCATAATTCTCGTAGCAAAAAAATATTACCAGGCCCACAAACTCATGATGTTGTTATTATAATTATTAATACTTTTCGAAATAAGACTCCAGAATTTTTGGAAGGTTTTGGTATGGTAATTTTAGATGAGGCTCATGAGTATCATAGCACTCACAATTCTAAAGCATTATGGTTAAGTCAAACAAAAATGGTTCTTGGATTATCTGCCACGCCAGATGAAAGACCTGACGGTCTTGATAAATATGTCCAATTACATCTTGGTAATATTGTTTATCCAAAAAATATACCAAACTTTGATGTTTGTTCCGTGAACTTCCGTGGTGAAGTTCGTATAGTTGAGTATACTGGACACCCTGATAATTGTGAAACTGCAACAACACCTACTGGTACAATGTCTGCAATTCTTACCATTGGTAATATAATTAAAGACACTGCTAGACAACAACTTATTGCATCTGAGGCAAAAAGAATTTACTTATTGCATGAAAATGCATCTGAAACAGAATTGTTACGCTTAGGGCTTGGGCCTCGACCACTGTCCGCGGCGACGCCAACCCATCCGGTTAATGAAATTCGGCGACATGGAGTATTTGTATTTGCAGAACATAGAGAATATCTTATAGAACTTAGAAATGCTATTGTGCAACAATTTAATGATACTGAAAATCCTGAAGATATTATTATTGCACCCGAACTAAGCATGCTTAGAGGTGGAGTGTCTAAAAAAGCCGTTGGTAATGCTCGCAAAGCAAAATCACATATTGTATTAACCACTTACGGGTTTAGTCGTAGAGGCATTTCATTACCAGATATGACTTGCATTATTGCTGCTACGCCTCGACGTAACGGACTACGACAAATTCTAGGAAGAATCTTGCGACGTGGCTCAGATGAAAGTATAGTACGTCAAATAGTTGATATTGTTGATGTGCGCACTGGCCTTCGTAGTCAAAATGTGGATCGTCGTAAAATTTATAAAGAAAAAAATTACCCAATTACAAAAGTCTCAGCATCGTGGGAAAATTATTTAGTTGATAAAAATGATAAAAATGATAAAACTTTCAACGATGAAGATGAAACATTCAAAGATATGTCAACTGATGACTTATTTGCACTGTTAAAGGAATAAGAAAAATACATATTATACTCTTTTTTCGGTTCTTTAATATTCCCATGTCTAAGGTTGAACGAATATATATTGGTAAGGGTGAACCATCTATTTTAATTAGAAACAATACAAGTTTTCCCGTAAAAGCTTCTGCAAAATTACTAGAATTATACAAAAGTTATTTACAAGCTCAAGCTGATACATCACATAATGACCATAAATGGGCTATGTTACTTAAATATTATCAATACCTCGCTCGAGCAGTAATGAGTGATCCTGAATATGGTATTGGTAGTAATGGTAATGCAAGAGGTTTGTTAATATACCATACCATGGGAATGGGGAAAACACGATTAGCCGTAGGTATTGCAATGTCATTATGGGATGTAAGGCCTGTTGTTGTAATGCTGTCAAGAAGTTTACAAGCAAATTTTAAAAAAACTGTACATGATGTTCTTGATTTGCTTAATGAAAGTTCTAAAAAAATAGAAGCTGATAAAAAATTTACATTTGTATCAATGGACGCATATAATTCCGCTGATCAAATGGCTCGTGCTGGGGCCAAATTAAAAAACAAAGATATAACTAACATTGCAGGAGGTCTAGATGGTAAATTGTTAATAGTGGATGAAGCTCATAATTTTTTTCGAGCCATCATTAATTCCTCTGCGGAAGTTGCAAACGCTCGTAGAATTTATGATATGATTATGTCAGCTCGTAATTTAAGAATTATATTTTTGACCGGAACACCTGCATCAAAAGATCCATTTGAGTTAGTCCCATGTTTTAATATGTTAACCGGCACAGATATACTTCCAACGCAGTATGATATTTTTTATAAACTTTATGTAGATCGTGAAGCGCATAAAGTCCGTAATTTCGATCGTCTTGCAAATAGATTAATAGGCCTAGTATCTCATGTAACACCAGAGTTGCCATCCGAACCTCACAGATCTAATAATTTTAAAGATCGGGATGATGGTTGGTTTCCAGAAGAATTTCCTACAATTGTCGAGCGAGTTGAAATGAGTGAATATCAATATAGGCAGTATTTACTTATTAGAACTAAGGAAGATGCCGAAAGTAAAGCTGGCGAGGGTTTTGGGAAAAATAATAATATGTCTTCTCCAGCATTAGCATTACCTGGTTCTGAAAGAAAAGCAATGAGATCTTATTTTGTTAAATCCCGAACAATTAGCATATTTTGTCCTGCCAAAAATAATGACTTTACTAAATTGTCTGCTCCAAAATTAGCATTAATTGCTGAACGTGCAGATAAGGCATTTGGTCCTGTACTTGTATATTCCCAATTTGTAGATAGTGGGCTAAGACCTCTTGGAGAATTTCTACAACTCCTTGGGTATGAACCTTATATTTTAAAATATGGCAGCGGGGATATTCCTAAGGCTATTTTTACATCACACCTGGTTGAATGGGAATGGGCTGCACTGGAGCTTACAGATAAATTACTAAATGATTTGGTAAAAAATTTGTCACATCCGAAAAAGATTCGCGAATGTCGCAATGCATTTGAAAGATGGTTGCAAACTGCGGTAAATAATTATCTTTCAAATACAGACAAGCCCTGGACACTTCATCGCGCTTTACTTAATGCAGATAAAGCAACTACTGACAAATTTTTAACTGAACTTGCAACTGCTGGCCATTCATCCCCAAGAAGCGCGGTTAAACGGATTATTGCATCTATAGAGACAGCTGTCTCTATAGATGTGTTTGAAGTGGTTCCAATTTCTGTATGGTTTTCACCTGGAAATATTCACATTAAACGCCTAGAAATAACTAAAGAGTTTAAACTTCATACTGATCAGGCCAAAGCATTATTAGCGCGCGCAAAAACTGCAGATCCAGTTGCTACATTAGTGCGCGCTTTGCTCCGATACGAAGCTGCACTTTCTGGAAGCCAACAATTGGGTCTTCCTCGCAAATTGTATGAAAAGTTATATGACCTTGGTATACGAAATGAAGGCTTTGCATCTCCATTTAATTCACGCATGGTAGCCTTGAATAAACCTGATACAATGTTTTGCAGTCTATTTTTGGATACAGATGCGCCTTTTGGAAGTCTTGGACCCTTTCAGCTAATAGATATGGAGTCTCATCCTGGTGGATGGACAATTAATCCGCCTTTTATTGAGACTATAATAGATATCACAGTCGACAAAATAATTGACACATTAGATAACAGTAAGATAGATATCTTGCTATTATTACCTTCGTGGGATAATAGTGAAATTATTAATATAGCTATTAATAATTCTTATGTTGTAGCCAATAAACGACTTCATAATTATACGCTTGAAGAACCAGGTGGTAGACAATTTAAAGCGCCTTTTGATCTTTACCATATTGCATTATCATCCATTACTAATACTAAGATTGCAGAAATAATGAACTATGAAGGTGGTAGTGGGGTAAAAGGGCATTATGCTATAATTTCTGGTGACGTATCAAATGAAAATCGTATTGCCATTACAGAAGCTTTTAATTCTGATGCAAATGCGCATGGCGATATAATAAAGGCCATTTTAGTTTCAAAGACTGGTGCCGAGGGGCTTGACCTCAAGTGGATACGCGAAACGCATCAAATAGAACCTTATTGGGATAAAGCGCGTGATCATCAAGTTATTGCAAGAGCGCGCCGTATTGGCAGTCATGATGGTCTTCCATCTAATGAACGTGATGTTCAGCCATATTTGTATATTGCAACTGCAAATCAGACTGTATATCAAAATATGCTTGAACGTGATCGTGAGCCTAAATCTATTGATGAAATATTTTATGATAAGGCTAATGAGAGATTTGAGACAAATTCAGCATTCCGAAAATTATTGACTAAAGTTTGTCTAGAATGTGACATTTTTGGATATGGAGATTGTAGAGTTTGTATTCCAACAAATGCACCATTATTTCATGATGACCCCGCATTAGATATTCGAATACCAGACCCATGTGAAATTAGATATGAATCTGATGTTGAGGCAATTGCCATTGGAAATTATTATTATAAAGTCGACAAATCTAATCCGGTGGGTTATGTTTTTTATAAATTTAGTGAAGAATTTAATGGTTTCACTGCTGTGGATCCATCAGATCCAATTGTTCATGATTTGATTAAATTATTAAACGAGAAGGATACTCTCGTCTGATTTAAGGGTTACCTCAGACGGGGTTCGAGATGATCCTGTACTAGATGATAATAGGTTGTCTTTATTACTTGTTATAGGCTCTGCTTTATTATTTGGCAAATCTTTAGTAGTTGATGGATCTTTGGTATTTGGAGAATCTTTGGTGCCTGGCGGTTCTTTAGTAATTTCAATACAATTACCACACTTAATATGCGTGCATCTAGAAAGTCTAATACCCGCAATAATACCTACTACGGCAGATGCACAAGCACCAATAATAAGTGTCAAGTCTGTTGCCGAGTATGGGATTGATGGTGGTGGGGAAGCCATTTTTTATTGTTGTAATATTTATTATAATAATGCAATTAATAATTGTACTGTTGAACTATAATGGTGTTCAAACAAAATAATATTAGTTTTTTGACATCAATGTAATCGATAGCAATGCAATTATGGTGCAATATAATTAGTAAGACGGTCTACAACCCTACGCAAGCGCATTGGAATTCGTATTCTTCTTTTTGCGATATACACCGTCACAGTTTTATTAAACACACTACCATTTATCATACTTGCGTCTATACTTGCGATTGAACTAATTGCTACTGCAGGGTCAGTATAAACATAATTAGTCGTAATTGGTTTACCAGCGGTAGCGGTAAGGATTGTTGATGGGGATTCTGCTGCGACTAAGCCCTCGGTTCTATTAATAAATGAATCTAATTGTGAAATTCCAGATTTAAAACCAGTAATAAAAATACGGTCTCCCGTATTTAATTTATGATTATTAATTTCAAAATTAAGATAATCATCTGCATCTATTCTTGCTTTTATATTATAATATATATCTGGTAAGAAATTGAGTGGAATATCAGGGTTGCGAAATATAAGAGTAAGGCCGTGTATATCTTTTAATGGGTCCGTAAAAGTAAATGTATCCCATTGAGGGATTGCTAGAAGCATATTAGGATTAGAGTTTATCGGTGGTAGTGTTTGAGTAAACTCAAAATTATGCCTAACGCCATTACGATCACTATACGACTGAAGGCCAACTTCACGAAGCTGAATTGTAAATCTCCCAAAAAATGGTGTCTGAGTATATGGATTATTAATCCATGGAGACAATATAGTGGATGGTGGGACAAGTAATTGTGTATTATATTGACCATACATAATACCACTAGTAAAAGTATTGCCTACTAGTGTCGGTGATATTTTATCAGACGGTGCATGTGGCGCATTATTATTATGCACTAACAAAATATCTGTAGCAAGGGGTTTAGGATCATATGGTACTTCTTCTAAAATAGGCATAGCAAATGATCCGATTTGAATTTCGATTACAGTATCAATTACATCTCGAACCCCAATTACATCATCACTGGTAACCCCTTGGACCATAAAATTCCATTGAAATTCTCCATTTTCAATATTTGATGAGGCTAATTTTGAAAAAGAATCTAACACAATATACTGATCACTAATCCCATAAGTTGTTAAAGGGCACGGTCGATTTTTACCAAACTGAGTATTACATGGAGTTTTTGAAATACCAAATGCCTCTTGTTTCATTAATTCATGAACATCGATATCACGTGAATTTCCATACAATGGATATCTTTGATCCTCCACACCCCTTCGATGCATCATTATACAATGAAAGAAGCTTCTAATATATATTAATTGACAAATTGAGTTTTCTTTTCACCATTATATGGTACACCATATCCTTGAGCCATCATCCAAGAATTAATATTTTCTCCAGCTCGAGTGTACACTGTTATTAAAATGCGACCATATTTATCAAATTCACCGCATTCTATATATACTAATTCATTATTAATTTTCGTAAGTAATGCTGTTTTAGCATCAATGGCGGCTTTTTTTTCAGCTTCTCGGTTCAAGTTTGATTTTAAGGGTTTCATTTCAGGACTATCATAGCCGGCCATTCTTGCTTTATATTGGATAATATTATTACAATACTCAAATGCAACTCGTATAGTATCACCATCATAGCAATCAACTACCTTTGCCAAAAAACGATTTCCAGCAAAGGTAAAATCATTTCCACATGTGGTTTGCAAAAGTTTTGTTTCTATATCGGCCATATTATTAAACGCGCAGCAATTTCCCATTGATTTTTTATAAGGTATATTTCTTAATATTCATCTTGACCCCACCACCTACGATTTTCTTCCTCATCAACTTCCTCACGAAGATATTTATCCATATCACGACGACGCCTTGTAACTCCCATTATTGGACGCTTTGGGTCATTTCTTGATAGTGATTGATATGACAGCCTTTCATCACCATCAATTGGATACTGAGGTGCCGAATAAATTTGGTCTTGAGAAATAGGCATTGAATTACCTAATTGATTTTGATATGACGGGTATGAATTCATAAATGGATATGAATTCATAAGTGGATTTTGTAGTTTAAAATTGGACATGTCGCAAAGATGTGGGTTGTTATTAATATATATAAAACCAACCATTAGGCCAATAATCATTATTGTTGTAAACGTGTCATGGCTCATAATAATTATAACAACTATCACAATAAAAGTCAACATGATAAAATACTGTGACGTTTGATTTTGTGAAACTTGAGGTGTCATCTATTATGGTAGGGTTGTGCGCAATGTCTTTCTATACAGTAATGTTAAGTTCTGTATCAATGGTTATTCTTGTGCAAATTCATCAATAAAAATTTTTTCAAGATTTGTTGTCTTCGACTTCGTCGTTTTTGGTATTGTCTTCGACTTCGTCGTTTTTGGTATTGTCTTCTACTTCATCGTTTTTGGTATTGTCTTCTACTTCATCGTTTTTGGTATTGTCTTCGACTTCGTCGTTTTTGTTATTGTCTTCGACTTCGTCGTTTTTGTTATTGTCTTCGACTTCGTCGTTTTTGTTATTTTCTTAGAAATGGTCGTTTTTGTTATTGTATTATACTTAGTAGT